ATACCTGCAGATGCAGCTAAACAGATAGATTTAGTTTCAAATGTTTTTGATGGGGATAATAATTTTGCTAAAGATCAAATAGCAGAAATTTTAGGTGCTGTTGGTTTTGTAGAGTCAGATGGTTACAAATATAAAAAACAAGGTCTAAATAAAATTGATGATGGTTTAGGTGTTGCTAGATCATACTGGCAAGTAGAACCTTCTACAGCAGAAAGTATATTAGATCAAAATATGTTAGCTGATAACCCTATACTAGGTAAAAGATTTAATGATTTATTTAAAGATAAATATGCAGATAAAATAAAAAGTAAAGGTCTTAAAACACCATTAGAATATTTTGCATCTTTAAATCAAAAACAACTAAGTACTTTACTATTAGAAGATGGTTTATTTGCAGCTTCAATAGCTGGATTTAAAGTAGTAACAACATTTGATCCCTATAATTCTAAAGAAAGTTAATGGACATACAAACTATTAATCAGGAAGAGTTTGATCAACTTCATCCTGCGATGAAGGAGTATCTTAAAGCTGGCATAGACACTAACCGATATGGTAGTGATCTTGTAACAGAAAATAGTTTCTTTAAGATGGATCTATACAATAGTGATCCAGAAGAACTAGATCCTAATTTACTTACTAGAACAGAGAAAGCTAGAAGTAAACCTAACTATTTTTTTGCAGGTGTTAAGTCTGGATTATCTCATGGTGCAGAACTAATTGGAAGTATACCTGGTGGTTTGGATAGATTTTATGATTGGGGTAGAACTAAATTAGGGTTTGAGCCTACTGAAGATAGTATATTTGATCATGCTGAAGATTACTTAAAAGATATTGCACATGATCTTGGCCCAGAATATAATAAAGATTTTGTAAAGCCAGAAGGATTTAGTGAAAAGTTTTGGTATGGTTTAGGTATGGCAATACCAACAGTATTAACATATCATCCTTTTATTAGAGGTACAGCTAAAGCAGGACAAGCATTACAAGCTGTAAGAGGTATAGGTAAAACAGCTAGATCAATTAGGGGTACAGGTAGATTTTTATCTGCTGGTAGTTCATTACCTGCAGGTATAGCTATTACTGATATTACTCGTGAGATTGACGATGGTAGTTTAGTTGATATTGCATCAGCTGGTGCATATGGTTATGGTACTGGTAAGATATTAAATGTAGCAAATAAATTAAACATATTACCTAGAATGGCAGTGCTAGGATCTACAGGATATTTAAGTGCAGGTTGGGAAGCTGATCAAGATGATAGATTAGCATCTGCTGCAGTATGGGGATTACTAGGTATACTAGGGCCAATGGCTGAAGGTAAACCTATCAAAAGAGAATTAACTAATTTAGAAATACAGACTAAAGAACTACTAGGTATGCAGGAAAAACCTGTATTACTTAAAGATAAAATTAATGAAAAGATAATAGATATTAAAGATGCTAAGAAAAACTTTGAAGATAATCCTGCACCAACTGAAAAAGGTATTATACAACAAAGACAGAATATAGAGAAGTTAGAATCTGAATTAATAAATTTAGAAAAAGTAGATACTAAACTTAGAGATGAACCTGTTAGAGGTGCACTAGCTGAGAAAATGTATGAAGTAGATCTTGTAATATCACAACATAAAAAGATATTAAATGAATCTAAGGAAGCAATTAAGTTTGAAGAAGCTAATGCTAAAAGAGTTCAAGAAGGTAAGGAACCATTACCAACTCCAGAAAATCTTAGAGAAAGTATTAAAACACCAGAAGAAGTAAAGAAAGTAGAAAAGTTTATTAAAGATTTAGAATTAGAAAATTCTGCATATGGTAAGATAGTTTGGACAGATCATAATTTTAATCAAGCTATATTTGGTTTTGATAGAAGAGCACCTGAGTTATTTAAACAAGACATGTATGACTCTAGAGGATCTTTAAAATATACAGATATGAAGGATAGAGTTTTTCCAGATTTCTTAACTATGTTAGAAGGTCAACAAACAACTGGTGCTAGTATGATTGTTCCTGCTAAGTTTATAGAGCATCCACTTGTTAAATATATAAATGACCAGATAGCTATTCAAAAATTAAAGACAGAAACACAAGCTGAGATGATAGCTTATGATCCTTTGTTTGCATCAGATAAAGTATTTGCACCAGGCAAAAGTAAACTAGATAGTAAAGGTGATTATCTAATGAGATTACAGGGTGCAGCTGAAGCTGTAAGACTTGTAGGTATGAGAAAGATTAGAAGTGATGGCGGTGGATTAACTAAGTTTAGTATACTAAGACAAAAAGATCCTGTTAAAACTAAAAAGATTGTAGATGCTTCATTTAGAATAGAATTAGATAAACTTAAAGAAGCTAAGAAAAATGGTGAAAACTATTCTACTAGAATAGATGTAAACGAAAATAATAGAAGACAATCTAAAAATGAATTAACCGAAGCAGATTTAAGAAGAATAGAAGAGTTACAGCAAATTAGAAATGAAGATAACAAATTAGAAATAGATGCTGAAATAAATAGTATGATTGGTAGAGATCCATTCTTACCTAAAAAGGAAGGTGGATTTAAATACGAGATAAGTGAAAAAGAATTAAAAACTAAATATAAATTTGATGATGAGATGATCACAATTTATAGAGAGATAAGAGGTATCTCAGATAAAGTTGTAGATGTTTATAACAAAGCTGTAAAAGAAAATAAGGTAGAAGGATTAGAAGTAATAGAAAAAGTACCTAACTACATACCTCACATATTCCAAGGTGATTTCTTTGTATCAGTATACAAATGGAAAGGTAAGAAGAAAGGTTACAGCAGAATAGATGCACCAGGTGCAAGTAATAAAGCATCAGCTAATTCACTATTAAAATATTTAAAAGAAGATTATGATGCACTAGATGTAACAGATGCTACATTAACTGGTAAAAAATTTAATAATAGAAAAAGATTATCTTCTGATTATGTAGTAGAGATTATAAAAAGAGATAGAGATAAAGCTGGATCAGAAGCATTTAATGCTTTTAATGAATTGTTTAAACGATTTGATTTAACAGATGCTTCATTTTTAAAAGCACAAGAGGCAATGAACTTTGCTAGAAAACAAACAGGGTTTAAAAAGTTCTCATTAAAACGTCAAGGTGTAGATGGATATCTAGGAAGTGAACTAAATGCAAGACAAGAGTTTATTAAGAAAATACCAGGTATAACTACACTATCTGAAAAGAATTTATCTACAAGACAAACAGCTGAATTTGAAACTGCTATATTGCAATACTTACAAGGTGGATTAGAAGCAGCAAGTCGTATAGAATTTAATGCTAAAATGGGTAAAGTATTAAATGATGCTACAGTTATATCAGATGGTAAAGGTAAGACTAAAAGAACTACTATAGCTAAAGACTATCCAGTAGCAGCTAAAGTAGCTGAAGCATTAAAAGATAATGCATATGGTCAGCTTACAGGAAATAAATTTATAGAAAAAATGTCAGAGTTAGGCTCTGATTATATTGGTAAATCTGGTTTAACTAAAATACTTGGAGGTGCAAACCAAGTAACTCTTAATGCTAAACTATTATTTGGTAACATGAGATTTTTATTATCTCAAGTATTCCAGCCATATCATATGATAGCACCAAGATTATTTGATTTACAATATTCTGGATTTGATAAAGGTAAAGTAGCAAAAGCACAGATTAAAGCATTTAAAGATTTACTAATGCCAGATGCAGAAATAAAAACTGTTATAGAATTCATGTATAGAAATGGTGTAGTAGATCAAAAGTTTTTAAATGAAGCCGCTGCAGATATTAAAGGTTTATCACCTAAGTTACAATTACCAGGTAATATAAAAGATCCAGCAGGTAGAAGAGTATTTGATTTTGGTAAACTATTAAAGATTATAACTCTACAAGATTTTGCAGGTAAAGCAGAGCAAGTTAGTAGATTAAATGCATCATTAATGTTTTACAATTTCTTTAGAGAAGCTGGTACACCTAAAGATAAAGCATTAGAAATGTCTGCATACCAGACTAACAAATACATGGTTGAGTATAACTACTTAGAACAACCTGGTATTTATGGATCTAGAGGTCTAGGTGCATTAGGTAAACCTTTTGGTTTATTTAAAACCTTCCAACATAACTATTTAGCACAGCTTGCACAGTATGTAACTAAGGCTAGTGAGAGTGGTAACGTAGCAGGTCTAGTTGGATTCATGACACAGATGGTATTTTCTGCAGGTGTATTTGGTTTAATAGGATACGAATCAGCAGAAAAAATACTTAGAGTATTATCACCTACTGTAGAAAAATATACAGGTAAACCCTTACCATCATTCACAGAAACAATATTAACTAGTAGCCTACCAGAAGTATTTAAATATGGTGCACCATCATCAGCTTTAGGTATAGATTTAACAGCTACACTAGCAGCACCAGGTGTAAACATTGGTGATCTTGTAAGTGTACCTTCATTAGATTATCTTGGATTAAATCCTTTAAATGGTTTTGCACAAGGTAAAGGTAGAGGTATTATACCTACAGCATACAATGCATTAATAACAGCTATGGCTAGTGATAGTGCTGAAGAAAAGAAAGAAGCTGCAGTTAGATTTTATTCTGCTATAGCACCTAGTTCTATGCAAGGTTATATAGAACAATACTACAATGGATTACCTACAGGTTACTGGCAATACTGGTCTCCATCTAAAGAGTTTAAAGATGCACATAAAATGGGTGGATATCTAAGCGTAACTAAAGATCCATTTAAAAGAGGTAGAGGTGAAGTAAGAAGAACATTCCATGATTGGTTTGCAAGAACTATGGCATCGTATTCACTAGAAGAAAAAGAAGCACTTAAAGTTGTATACGTTACTACAAGTTTAAAAAGAAATTTAAGAGATGACATTAGCGGATACCTAACTGCTGGTGCACAGCACATGATGAAAGAAGGATTTATACCTTTATATATTGTAGATAGATTAAAAAACTACGGGTTAAACTTTGATCAAATATACAGTAGAATTACAAACAGAGCAGATCTAATGAATACAACTATATTAGATAGGTTAATTAAAAAAACAAACTCAATGAAACACAACGATAGAATAAACAAATTAAGAAACATGGCTATCACTCGTGGTTTCAACTTCGAGGGATAAGATGGCCAAGCAACCCAAAACAACCAACGAACATATCATATCATTATATGGTTATATCACAGGGTTGAAAAGGGAAGTAAGTACAATAAAAAACAATCATCTAAAACACATACACGAGGATATAGATAAATTACATAGTAAAATAGATAAAGTTCTGTATGCTATACTTGGTGGTTTAGGTGCAACAATATTAACATTAATAGGTTTATTAAATTAATAGGAGAAAAAATGGAAAACATTAAAAACAAAGTTAAAGAATTATGGGAGAAACACTATCACTGCGTCATTTCTGCAGTTGTAGGTTTTGTCCTAGGTGCTATAATAATATAATATACATTTTAAATGTCTAACCCTGAATATCAGGATATTATAAACGAATACAAAGAGCAGATCAGGATCCTAAAGCAAGAGATTGCTGAGTTACAGGATGCTGGTAAGTCTAAGGATAGTGCTAGTAAACGTACTCTACAAAAACTAGAGCACCTAACACAAGACTTAGATGATGCTAATAAAAAAATAAAAGAACTAGAAACAAACCAATCAAATACAAAGGAGTAACAATGCCATTTGAAATGATTACAATGCTAGGATCCACTGTACTTGGTGGTGTGATGAGTATCTGGTCACAAAGCATTAAAGCAAAACAAGCAGAACAAAAGATGCTTTTACAGAGAGCAGATGTACAGCAAAAAGGTTTTAAAGAAGCAAGAGAATATGAAAACGTAGGTTTTCAATGGACTAGAAGAATTATAGCATTAGTTGCTGTATTCGCTATAGTATTATTACCTAAACTAATGCCACTAGTATCACCAGATGTAAGTGTAATTGTAGGTTACTTAGAATTTAAACCTGGATTTTTATTCTTACCAGAAAAAGAAATAATGAAATGGGTAACACTATCTTCAAATAGTTTAGTCATTACACCATTAGATACTAACTTAGTAGCAGCTATTATAGGCTTATACTTTGGTGGTTCTTTAGTTAAAAAATAATAAACACTATGGGGTATAATGATGAATTATTACTTCACAGGAACACTAATAATAATGCTAGTACTAATGGCATTTTTTTTAGAACCAGGATATAGATGAAATTTACATTAGCATTTTTACTTTGCTCTTATGTAGCAGAGACATGCTTACCCCCCCATATATGGGAAACACAATTTGATACTGAGTATGATTGTTTAATAAAAGGATACGAAGAATCATTATTAAAAATGAAAGAAATAGGGCCAGATGATATAAACACACATCGTATGTATATTAAGTTTGGCTGCTATGAAGCAATTGAAGAACTAAAACTATGAAAAACCCTATAACATTAATAATATTATTACTACTATTATCTGGATGCATGACAGCTGCAGCATTAGCAGGATCTACACAGACTAATACGTCTGGGTCTAACACCGCTATTGAAGGTGGATATACATCTAGTGCTAGTACAACTTACCAATCTGGATCTAGTTCTAATAGTACTACAACAAATAACTCCACATCTAATACAAAATCAGCACCACCTAGTGCGAGTGCACCATCATACAATAGTATGACACAAGATGTTTGTGCTGTTGGAGTATCTATGGGTATACAAACATTTGGTATAGGTATTAGTGGTGGTAAACATGCTATTGATGAAAATTGTGAAAGATTAAAACTTGCTAGAATACTTAATGATTTTGGTATGAAGGTAGCAGCAGTAGCTATACTATGCCAAGATGAAAGAGTATTTGAGTCAATGATTCAAGCAGGTACACCTTGTCCTATAGATGGTAAGATAGGTAAAGATGCACAAGCATTATGGTCTAAGTATGACCATGAAAGACCAGATTATAATACATATGTAAAACGTATGGAAGATAGAAGAATAGCTGATGAAGAGATGCAAGCAAAGATCACAGCAGAATTAGAAACTATGGATAAAGCTAAAGCTATAGAAGATAAAAAATTAGAAAACGCTAAGAAAATGAAAGATTGGAAACACCCTAGATGATAGATAGATTTATATATAATTTTTTTGGTTCATTAGATAAAGTAACTGGGCTAATAGCTAAATTATTTACACCTAAGAAACAGAAGAAAAGATGACTAGGAAAACTAACACAGCACTAATTGCTTTGTTGGGCACAATACTCATGGGTCTTAGTACATGGGTTCTTATAACACTTATAGAACTTCAAACAATTGTATCCATGATGCAGCAAGAACTATTATCTCTTGATAAAGTTTTTGGTAGAATTTATGCACATATGGATAGGCTTTCTAAATGAAATGGTTAGTTACATTTTTAGTATTAACCCTAGTTATTTTTGGAGTTAAAGCAGAAGAATTAACAACTGGTAACTTAATTACTAATGGTAATTTTGAAACTGGTAATGCCAATGGTTGGACTACCTCTGGTGATGTACAAGTATTAAATGATTGCTGTGAATTAAATAATGTTACTAGTAATTATGATTTAGAGTTTGGTGATAGTGGATCTATTAATCAAGACTTTGATTTAAGTTCCGATACTATCACTCAAAATATGTTGGATAATGGTATAACATTAAATTCAACTATTGAAGTACAGAATGGTGAGTGCAACGTCACTGGGTGTTGGGGTGGGCAAGGAAACGCAGATACATTTACTAATCAATTAACTATAAAAGATTCTGATGGTAATGTACTTGCATCTAATACAAATATTAGAACCGATGTTACAGATATAAATGGTGCTAATTTTACAGATAGATTAATCTATAATGGCACAGGATCTAGTGTAGGTAATATAGATATATCTGCAACAGACGCAAATGCTCCTGCTAATTTAGGTGGCCCTAATATAGATAACATATCCGTTACTATGACATACGATAGTTCCGTATTAGATAATAAAATTGTAGAAGAGATTGGAGATGTATTTGAAAATATAGAAGAGGTATTTGAATACATAGAATTTGTAAAATTAGAAGAATTATTTGAAGAGTTTATACCATCATTTAGTGAACCTCCTATGGAAGAAGAAATATACTTTGAACCTATGGTAATGGTATTAGAAGAGATGCCAATGGAAAAAGAAATGTCTATGGAAATAGAAGAAGAAATGGTTATGGAAATGGAAGAAGAAGTAGTAGAACAAAAAACTATATTAACTTTACTACCACCTCCATCTGAGAAAGAAGAAATGATAGAGGAAACAGAAGAAATTATAACTAGTTTTTTACCACCTCCATCAGAGAAAGAAGAAGCTATTGAGGAAGAAGCTATAGAAGAAGAGATAGTAGAAGAAGAGGTAGTAGAAGAAGAGCCAAAAGAAACAGTAACAGAATCTAATGAAAAAGAAGAAGTTAAAGAAGAGAAACCTACTAGCAAAACTACTAAGACTGCCAAGGTTAAGAATGCAAATAATACAAAACAAAAAAGTATACAATCGAAAGAAACAATCAAAGCCAACCTAGTAAAAATTATGGATAAAGTTGATAAAGATATAAAAGATATATCAAAGAATTTACAAATTAAAAATATTATTAAGTTAGATGCTATGGCAAGTGATCAAGCATCTCTTGATATTTATAATGTACCCTTCTATAAGAGTGAGAATATTTATTTAGATCAATTACAGATACAGGATTTAAGACAGCTATATACTAAGACAACTTTAGCTAGTTACACATCAACAGATCCTATAACTTTAGTAAGAGAAAAATTAAATAAAATAAATATAAAGAAAAAACAAATACTAATAGAACTGGAGCAATTAAAAAATGGATAAAATTAAAGGACAATTAGCAGGTGTAGCTGCACTACTTGGAGTCATTGCCGCAATAGGTGGCGGGTTTGTAAAATATGGTGAGATTGTTACAAAGTTAGATGCATTAGAATCACAGGAACATTCAACAGTTGATACATCAAATATTGAAAGTGCAATAGCTGTACTAGAAGAAAAAGTTTCTAAGCTAGAAAATGCAGATACATCACATGAACATGACTTTGATCACACACATGACAGTACTGCTACTAAAATACTTGAGAAAGAAATAGAATTATTAAAAGTACAAATAGAGGAAATAAGAATTAGTTCATCTAATCCCCTTGCTAATTAATGTATCTTAATGCGAATATACCAGTAATAGAATGCTGGGTACGGGGTAACTATCTTAGGGATCAAAAAGATTCACACGATAAATACTTTGAGGTAGGTGTATTTGGTTTTAGTTCTATTCCAAACAGAGTACCTATGTTTCATTTCTTAATGGAAGATGGTGGTCTATGGTGGAGAGCACCTATATCAGCTTTCTGTGCTAAACCTGGTGTAAAAGAATTACCATTAGATGAGTTAGTAATGTGGGATTGTTTTAGTTATAATGTAAGTGTTACAACTTTCTATGAACTAGCTGGTGCTACTATGCAATACACATCTAGACGTAAAGTAAAACGTAAAGGTAAATACTTATTTACAATAGATTGGTGTGCAGGAGACTTTAATGAATTAAATTTTGGTTATGCAGAAAAACCAGATCAACATAAATGTGGCCATGTGCTTGCATTAGAAGATGGAAACTATGCAATACAGCCAAACAATAGACTTAAAATGTTTGATGCTTCTATGGGTGTTGACCCAAACAAAAACTTAATTAATAGATTAGTAAGCAGTAAAATATATTCAGTAGAAAACTCAGCTAAATGGATAACTGATGAACACGAAGAAGGCAGCTACGATTACAAGTTAAAAAACTTAGAGGAAGATGATGACAAATAAAAAAAGCACAGTAAATAAAGCTGGCAATTATACTAAACCTGGTATGAGAAAAACAATCTTTAATAGAATTAAAGGACAGGCTTCTCACGGTACAGGTGCAGGTAAATGGTCTGCTAGAAAAGCACAAGCACTAGCTAAAGCATACAAGAAAGCAGGTGGAGGTTACAAATAATAATGGCACTTGCAAAAAGTCAAAGGAGTTTGAAAGCATGGGGAAAGCAAAAGTGGAGAACGAAATCTGGGAAGAAATCTTCCCAAACTGGGGAAAGATATTTGCCAGAGAAAGCTATCAAGAGTCTATCGTCTGCGGAGTATGCGGCAACGACAAAAGCAAAACGGCAAGGAACAAAGAAGGGAAAACAGTTTGTGAAACAACCGAAAAATATTGCAAAGAAAACAAAACAATATAGGAGATATACATAATGCCAATGGGAATAGGAACATACGGAAGTAAAAAAGGAAGACCAATGAAAAAGAAACCAACTGCTATGAAGAAAAAGTATAAAGGCTTTTCTAAATTACCAGAAGGTGTTCAGAAAAAAATAAATAAAAAACTATCTAAAAAAGTATAATGGCAAAGTCACCCGCATGGCAACGTAAAGAAGGTAAGAATCCTAAAGGTGGATTAAATGCTAAAGGTCGTGCATCTTATAATAAATCTACTGGAGGAAACCTAAAAGCCCCTAGTAAAACAGTTGGTAATAAAAGGCGTGCTAGCTTCTGTGCGAGGATGAAAGGGATGAAGAAGAAACTTACTTCAGCTAAGACAGCAAGAGATCCTAACAGCAGAATTAATAAGGCACTTCGTGCTTGGAATTGTTAATGAGAGATACAAAACTTATCAATGCTTATGTAGTTAAACAAGCTAGAGATAAAAAACAATTAGAACTATTTAGAAATTTAAAGAAAGAAGTAGAGACAGGTGCTAATGGTACTCAAAACTACATGATAAAAAAAGGTATAAATAAAAATACAATAGCTAAGAAATAAAAAAGGGGAGCCATATAGACTCCCCCAGCAGGTAACAACAAAGACACACAGAGATTACTCTGGGTGTCTTTTTTTTTGGTCTGATTGATACATAGATCTATCACCCCATCTCTTTCTCCAGAGAAAGCTACTAAGATTAGAGGCGTATCTTTCTAGATACTCCATAAAAATGTTATGCCAAAATAATTTTCTAAATGTTTTGTATAAGTTCTTTAACATCATATTCTAATTTTTTACCTGACTAGTTAGCATGATTAATTATTGCTGCACAAAGATTAGCTTGATACGGAAAACCTCTTAATGCTTCCCTAATCTTACCAACAGGCTTACCACCATAGTCAATTACTATAGCATTCTTTTCATTAAGACCAATCTTCAATTCAAATAGTAGACCTGTATAAGGATCATCATTATTTTTTGTCGACATCCTTTCCTCCATTGGGCTCTGATAGTTGAAGTGATGTCATTATATGCATTAGTGCATACACTTCAGCATATGGTCTAGCCATTAAGTATTTCATTATATCTTGTAATTGTTTTGCATCAATAAGATATTGTTTTGCTTTTGGTTGTGTTTCTTTATCCATTATTTTCTCCGTAATGTTTATTTAGTGTTTTTATATTTTCTTCTGCAGTAGAGACTATATTTACTAATTTATCTAGTTCTTCTGTAAATTGTGGGTGCTCACCAATACCTACAGGATTATGTAAGTATACACATATCTTTGCTGTCGCATCGTCTATCTGTGCTTTATATTTTGATAGCAAAGCATCTATAAGAAGTTGGCTTACATCCATTATTGTGCTCCCTTAAATTGGTAGTATTTATTTTCTACTAACTCTGCATCATCTAAATACGGATTAGCTTTAGCTGATTCAGATTCTCTAGCATCTCTTACTGTTTGATTTAAAGTTCTACCTTCCTTTAAACATCCGTGTACAAAGTCATCGACTTCTAGTATTGCCTGCTTAACTCTTCCCATTACTGACCTCCTTTATTAGTCTATTTAAATACCAACTAGCTTTTTGTAAATCTTCTAGTGGCTCTCCTTTGAATTTATATCTTGAAACATATTTCAAAACATTACCTTTAAGATATCCATGATACTCATCACTTTCCATACAATCACGGATAACATCTATAGTTTCTTTTTTACCATGCATATAATGTGACGGAGAGTTTACATTATCAAATGGTACTTCATTCTCATATGATATATCTGAACCATGTTCTTTTAAAGATACATATGTTCTTTTACTTTTTACCATACTTTCTCCTTACTGTATTATACTCTACCATTTCTAAATCATACTCACCTTTACTTACATTACGTTTAACTACAAGACCACTCCACCACATTTGCTGTGTAGCTTTAGCATAGTTTTCTTTATGATGCAAGTAACATCCAGCAGATAATCCCATTAGTTTTCTACCAGATGGTAATGCACACATAGCATAATCAAAAGTATGTATATGTCCTACAGTAGAAGATACTTTATTTTTTAAGAGGAGAGAACGAGCAACATTGTCACCGCTAATAGGCTTACCCATGACACCAGTAGGATAGTTATGGCAATAATATACACCATCAACATTGACGGGCTTTTGGTACTCGTAAACTTCCCAACCGAATTTTTCAAATTTAAAGTCGTCTGTACTAATTGTGCCTTCAAGTTCTGGTATGTCATCTACTGTTCTATCTATCCTATCTTCGTGATTACCAAGTAACATGATCTTTCTTAGTCGTCTTCCTTCGAGACCTTTGTTAAATTTATCTAATGCGTCATGAGCATGATCTATATCTTTCTTATATCTTCTACCTTCAAATGATTTCTTACCTTTATCATAACTAGATAGTGAATCCATACTAGCAAAGTCTCCCATGCATATTATGGTATCTGGTTTCAAATCTCTTGCAAACTTACCTGCCCACAAAAATCTGTCATTGCTTGCCTTTGGAGTACAATGAGGGTCTCCTATTACTAAGTGCGTTGCCATTAGTTTAACTCCTTATCTCTTTTGTTTTTTAAAAATTCAAGAAAGTCAATCACATTAGAATCATCATCAAATTCTGCAACAGAACTAATAGACATATCTTTCTCACCTTTGTTTTTATCATCAGCAAATCCACGAAGACCCCAAAGAAAAGTTGAGTGAGGATCCGTAGTTGCCATCTTTATCATACCCCTAGCTATTGTAGAGCATAATTCATATTCTTCTGTAGTCATTACAGATTTACTATCCATGATAATACCACAAGTAAATCCTTTTTGCCATGGAGTAACAATGACTTTAACAGAATTAATTAAACTTAATTTATCTTTATTTTTCATCCCAATACCTATTATAGTTTTCGTTATTATACTCTAGGATCTTATGTTCAAAACCCCTCTTCATACTTTTTCTACCAAATTCATTAGCTTCTTCTTCTTTATCAAATACAACATTAGTAAATAATTTATAATCTTTTTTTGTTTTATTTTTAAATACTATAAAGTATATCATATATTTTATACAGAGTCAATGGTGAATAGACCCCTCAAACTACTCACCACTAAACTCTATCTCCTTCACAAGGAAGCCTATAATTTTTTAGCACTATTTGTTTACAGTTTTCCATACTTTTATGGCAGCTTTTTTAATATTATTATCCCAATAAAAAGGACTAGGATCTGTATTCAAAGGTGTTATCTTTATAGCATCTTCTATACTATTATTACACATATCTATATAGTTTTCTAAAGATTTAAAATCTCTTAATAGTTACCAAAATGTTTTCTTAGGTGAGGCATACAATAAAGCTATTGGCTTGTCATGTAGTACAGAGTACAATGCCTGCTGTCTAAGATGATCTATCTTAGGTTTAGTAGGTAATCTAAGTGTTGACTTTAAATCAACTATTAAGTTGTCATATTCAAAATCAGTAAACAATCTAACTGGGTATTTTATACCTTGAATATTTTCAACTTTTTCTTTTTGATAACTAATTATATCTCTTAATTGTCTTTCATATAATTTGTCTTCAAACTTTTTAGCTATCTCTATTGCATTAGATATCTCTTTATAGGGCTCAAAGAAATGATTTTTATTAAACTTATGTGTAATTAATTTTTCAAAGTGTTCGTCATTCTTTTGTGCCATACCTCTTTTAATTTTATAGTAAGCCCCAAACTCTGCAAGATTACCTCTAACCATGGCTGGACTACTAGGTGATCTTAAACCTAATCCATAGTGAACCAGCCATTCACTAGGATTATGCTTGAACTTATTAATAGAACTAAAGCTATGCCTAAATTCTTTCTTAATTATATTTTTTAATTCCATTTAGTACCTAGTAGTGTATTGTTAATTAAGATGCTAGTATTTCTTCTGGAGAATCTTCGCTTATATCCTCCACTATCTTAGCATCTATCTTGTCATTGCTATTAACTGATTTGTTTTTAGCTTTGTTATAAGCATCAACAACACTAGAGTTTTCAGTATCAATAGCTTGTTGAAATACTTTTAGTGTTTCCATATCATTATCAGTTAACTCTAAGTTTTCATTTGCATTTACACCTATCTCTGGAACATAAAAAACATTACCACCTCTTTTCTGTCTTTTAGTATCTAGAGAAAAAGTACAATTAAACATTAATTTCTTTTTTTCTTTTAGTCTTTCAAGAGCAGAACTTACTGGTGTATATGATGTACCAGTTACTCTGTAAAGTACAGGTAGATTTTCTACATTATGAGCATGACCTTGTGATGTCTTACCATTCTTAAATGATAGCAATCCATACACAAGTTTGTAGCATCGTATTGTTCTTTGTTGCTCTAACTGTTCTGGAGTTAGAGAAGATCTATCCTTATATGATACCTTACCACATCTAGTTCCACCAAGTATATCAATAGCTTCTTCTTTCCAGCTTTTGAATATAATAGATCTATTTACATATTCTGATTTATCAGCATCATAATGCATGTATTGCATTGCACTTATAAGTGGTCTAAAAGTTACAGGTTTCCCATAAACATTTTGGCCAATGCTTGAATCATATGTAGAGAAATAACCAACTGGTAATTGATTACCATCGTCATCCTCTGGTGTTCTGTTAATGGATAGTCTAGGTATATTAGTTCCTGAACTAGATCCATCGTCTTGTCCTATAGCTTGCATAATTTGCTCATTAGACATTTTATTTATATTTACTAAGTTATTATCAGACATTTGTCCTCCTATTTTATATTTGTTGTATAACATATTTTAATAAAGAAATCAAGAAAAAAGTGACACTAAAATTAAATAAAACATAAAAAATATAATGCATGTTGTCACACCACAGCATGCGTATAACCATATATCCCTTAACATATTCTAGTCTCCCCATCTATTACTTTGACATCTATATCATCAGCATTAGCAAAGTATGTCCACTCTGATAAAAACTCATGTCTATCATTTATGTATAGTGTGGTAGGTTCAATCATACACCTATCCTTTAGATCTTTATACTCTAGATAAGCTGAGTATTCATCATCAGAATACTCATCCATAGTTTCTAAAGCATCTATATCTTTAACCATTATAATCCTGCCTCATCAAATTGTTGTATAATTGGGCTACCAGACATATCTAACTTATTAGTATGACCATACTTTATAAATATCTCATGAGCCATTTTTGCTAAATGTTTTTTAACTCTTTTCATTTTGCTTTTGTTATAGTCATTTTCTATTACTTGTAGATCTGTTTCTATTCTAGGATGATCTTCGGTTAAAGCTAAATTTAAAGCATCAATTAATATTTCTTGTGCTATTTGTTTATCAGTAAAACCTTCACCTTTTTTTTGGTTGTACATATTATCTCCTATATTAAAATGGTATATCATCTTCGCTATCATTGTCACCATTTGGTAACTCAATAGTTTGTACAATATACTTTGTTGTATTTTCTTTTCTTGCCTTAGCTATGTCATTAAGTTTGTCCGCTATATCTAAAGCATCTGATCTTTTTGACATAATTAAATCAACAGTTATTGATGGCTCCACATATTCAAAGCATACAATTTTTAGTATTATATTAGTTTCAGTCATTATTTACCTCCTTCATATTTAACCAATCATATCCTATTTTAAGTTCCGTGTCAAGGGGAATATTAAAATCAATATTGTAATACTGTTTAAGTGCAGGTATTACGTCTGCTGTGCCCTGGTTAAATATCTTACTCATCACATCTTCTTCTCCAGGATAAACATCAGCCACAATAGAATCATGAACTGTGTTTACAAGTAAACTTTTTACACTTTGCTTTCGCATAAGTTTGTATATATTTATACACGCAAGTGGTACAATATCCGCTGTTGCAAAACCTTGAACAGGATAATTTTTTATCTGTGTGCCATATGTAGATCCACCCCAAGGAGTTCTTTCTGCATAAGGAAAAGAATATTCTCTACCAGTTGGTAATTTAATTCTTTTATACCTAATGGCCTCACTCTGTAATTTATCATGCCAAGATTTTATACCTTTATATTTTTCTAAGAACTTAGTATAATATCTTTTCTCATCTTCAGTTCCAGTTACACCACCATACAAAGGTTTAAACGTATGTGCTTTTGCATCTTGTCTTGATACACCTATTATGTCTGCGGTATATTTATGTACATCAATTTTATTTCTTATATCTTCTATACCTTGTTTGTCTTGTGCTAGATAAACTGCAGTTCTAAATTCTAATTGTGCAAAGTCTATCTCAAGTATACTACCTTTATCAAATCTAGATGTAACAACTTTTCTTATAGGAAATGTTTTACCTCTAGGTTGGTTTTGAAAATTAGGATCTCTACTTGATAGTCTACCAGTTGCAGTTACAGCCTGCATAAACTTAGGATGTAAGAAACCTTTTTCATTAGTAAAGTTTTTCAAACCTTCTACAAAAGTATTTAGATAAGTATCAACTGCATTGTGTCTAACAATAGAATCAATAAAATCTTTAAACTCTCCCTCAGCTTCAGCTGCAATTTTATTTAAAGTAAGTTTATCTGTCTTAAATCCAGACTCTGCAACATCAAATATACTTCTAGGTCTTTGTCTAAATCCTGCATACTTAGCCATCTCAGCATAAGTAAATCCATCACCATTACACTCAGAACATTTAGTATAATTCTTAAATGGACTACCATCTTTTTTAATTCTTTTAATAACACCCTTACCTTTACAGCTTATACATTGCTCTGCAACTGTTCTAAATATAGGTGTGGTATTATTAGCAACTAAGTTTCTAAATTGTACTCTAGAATATTGAGGTCTTCTCTTACTCTTACCAGTGCTTTTATCTATACCTATGTTGAATATCTTAGACCATTCTTTTTTATCTTTTGGTTTAACAGAATATATTAACCATGATAATTGTTCTGGACTAGATAAATTAATTTTAGTATCACCCATTTGTTCATAAACAATCTTGTCTATCTTTTGTTTTAGATATGCAAACTCTGCTCTGAACTCTCTCTCAACACTATTTAAATCTTCTAAGTTTATATTGATACCATTTCTTTCCATGTCAGATAGTACAACTAAAAACTCATTCATCATCTTAGCTGTCATTAGTAAGTCTTTATTCTTTTCTAATTTAAAGTCTGCCATTTGAGAATCAAATAATCTTCTAGTAATCTGTACATCTATCTTACCATACTCTTCTACTATATCTACAGGTATGTTCTCAAAGGATACACCTCTGTCCATGTATTCTTTCACACTACTATCTTTAGATCCTATCTTTCTTCTACGGCAACACATCTCTAAAGTTAAACTTTTTCTTATACCTTTATTAAGTATATACTCCCCCAACATAGTATCATATACCCTACCAGTATATTTAAATCCAGCCTCTAGTAACCACATTAAATCAAATTTTATATTATGTCCTACTAACAAAGTAGTATTATTTAAAACTTCTTGTATCCTAACTGCACAACCTCTATCTATTCTTTCACTATGATTTGTAAAGTAATACTCTTCGCCATACTTAGAATCTAATCCTACGCTAACTAATATATTGTCTTTATGAAATGGTGAAGGATCATACCCACCATTCTCATTTCTTTGCCAAGATGTTTCTACGTCTACTGTTGTTATCATACTTCGTACCTACTTATTTCCCTTCTAATGGTACACACAGGTTCACCATGATAACCATTTATTTTATTTTTACTTACGCATAATGTTCTTATATTATTTTCTAAGTCAGTGTTAGCATTCCTACCTATACCAATAATTAAATCAGCTTCGGCTGCCTTACCTGTCTTAGAGTTTTCCATTTGGTCAAATGAAATACTATTTCTATTGTGTGCATCTGCTGATGCTTGAGATATTGCAATCACTGCACAGTCTCTACGTTTAGCTATCTCTCTAACACTTGTGTAGATCTGTCTTAACTTCTCGTCTGTCCTTGCATAAGTTCCAGATACATTAACTTTGTCTAGCTGATCTATAACAATTATATCTGGTTTATGTTTCTCGCAGTGTGAGTCTATATCATTCATAGACCAATCAACTGTATCAAACATAGATATATTATCTTTTATCTCACTCCATATTCTTTGTGCTTCTGCTTTATCAGATAGTATTGCATCCCTAGTCATACCAGTGTATGCTGAGATTGCTCTGATCTGTGTTCTTATTGCAGGTTCTTCATTTATAAACGCATGTACCTTAGCACCTTGAGAGCAGAAACCTGCTGGTGCTGTACATAAACTTACCCAGAAAGCTGTCTTACCTGTCTCTGGTCTAGCAAATGCAATCATAAGATTACCACCACCAATACCTCCTACGTTTTCTCGTAACACAGGTATATTAAATTTCCATCTAGTAGTTACATCTAACAACTCTATAACTTTAGATATATCATTTGTTACTGCAGGATTTTTATCTTCATCAACATTAGTTTTATGTTTGTCTATCATACCAGTGATGTCAGTAAAGTTTGCTTCCTTACCATTAAAGATCTCAGTAGCTTCAACTGCTATCCTTTGTGCAAGATCTCTATCAGATAAGATACGCATAATATCTTTTGCTATCTCTTTGCTAGGTTCTTGTACTTCCTTAATGTCTTCTACTAATTCACTAAACTTTTCTTTAGCAGCCCTAGTTAATGCAGGATTAAATATAGCTGTGTGTATAGAATATAACTCATCTACTTTTAAATCTTCTTCATACTTATCATGAGCCTTTTGTATTGT